TTTCCCACCCATGCAGCAGTAAGTGTCGCCATTGAGTATGATGGCAGCATTCCGCTTGACGGCTTCGTCCAAGTGATTTTTCAGCAAGCCTCTATCGCAATGGGGGTTGTCCCAATGCAGGTCGCTGACAAGTAAGAACTCCTGCCCCGATTGGCAGGTTACTTCGTGGATGTTTCGGGTGTGCTTGGTGGCTGGTAGAATCATACGAGGGTTTTAAGTTTGGCATTCTCGGCTTGGAGGGAGTGGATGGTGTGTTCCATTTCCTCTAACCGCTGACGCAAACTTACGACCTCGTTACGAAGTTGTGTTAATTCCTTGTTTTGGGACTCGCTGGTAGCCTGCCACATAGCGAGGACCGCTTGGGCTTGACGAACTTGCAGGGAGTCCGATTCAACACGGCCCTTGGTGAACCAAGCGACCGCTCCACCGACGATTGCAGCAACGCTCCCGACGATGGTGGTTTCGATTAGGTTCACTTCTCGACCTTTGTTTTATCCAAGGCCATCCAACCTACTGAAAGCAAGGTCAATACGGAACCGATGATTTCGGTGAGAGTGGCTGCATCGATGATGCCTTTGGCAACAAGGGTTCCACCGATAAAGGTCAAAAGGTGGCGAAGTAAAGCGATGACTGCTGATTTCATAAAAGGGAGTTTTGGGGTTTCGGGTGTTTCGGGGTTGCGTTTGCGGAATAATCTCATTTGCTCTTGGGTTTGTTGGCGTTGTAGTCGGCTTCGTATTGTTCCTCCCAACCTGCAAAGGCGTGGACTCCGCAAGGTTCGGGCCAAGTTTCGTACTGGGTAGCCTCTTTGGGAGCGTCGCCCTCCCAAAGGATGTCGTAGCACACAAGGCCGTCCAAGACCCCAAGGGAAACCGCAGCGGTCGTGCCTGTGCATAGAGCCAGCACCTTGTCAGCGTCGGCCTGCTTGGGGAATGCGTACTTGCGGAAGGTAGCCATTAGAGGGTCGTAAGGGCAGCGAGTTCAGCGTTGGTGAGCCTTGTGGTGTAGAGGGCGGCGGAGCGAATGCGGTCGTTGAATGCTTGAGCATCAGACCTACTTGACCCTACGTTTACTTTTATGATAGACGAAAAAGCGAATGTTTGAGTTTGCGTTGCTCCTACTTGCGTTCCATTAATGTACATTGTTGTATCGCCCGACTTGTAAGCAACCGCAACCTTAAAGATTCCAGCAGTTAAAGCGGCTGAGCCTAAGCCTGTTGCCGCACTTTGCGTTGATGAAATCCTGTCAAAATATATTTTGCTATCCGTGAATTTATAGATATCTACTCGGTTGCTGGCCGTTCCATCAGATATTGATGCAATAAATCCGACATTAGCAAAAGTGCGTATATCCACCTCCGCATAAATCGTCCCCTCGGTCTGCCCTATGCAACCGCTGACTGCGCCTGATAGGGTTACCACCTCTGCGTTGCGGGTTCCTGTTGCAATGGTCGTTGCGATTGGCGATGTAGCAACAGGGCCAACCTCGCCTTGTGTAAAGTCCACCTCAATCACGTCGCCACTTACGGCCAAGCGAATACCGATTGTTCCACTTGCAACCGTTTGAGCAGCACAAGCAACTTGCGTGTAAAGGCTTGAAATTGTAACGGTGGTCCAGTTGGTTCCTCCATTGGTCGTTAATTGGATAGCCCCCGTACCCGTTACCCTGCGAATGTATGCCGAGAAAACACGGCTCTGCGATGCGTGGGATAAGGCTTGGAGAACTGTTCCACTTGCAGCCGTTGCGGTTATTGTCGTGCCTCCTGATGCAACTCCATCTGCACCAACGGCATTCTTTGCGGTTGTTACGGTTGTTCCCGACCAAACGGCATTCGTTAAATCTCGGCTATGCAGGGCCAAGTTGGTCGCAGCAGGCTCCACCAACAACGCAGGGCAGCCAGCCGTTCCACCGCTGGTGTAGTAATCCAAGCGAGGCACACCGCTTGCAACGCTCTCAATCAAGCCAGCCGAATTGAATCGGGTCGCAGTAGTCGCACGGGTAACATTGAAGTCCCCCGATGAACCGAGAACAACCCCAGCCGAAGTCGTAGCGATTTGGGTGTAGAGTTTCCCCGTCTTGAATCGGGCAGGGACGATGAGTAAAGATGGGCTTGCAGGCATCTGCTATGCGTTTAAAAGATTATACATTCGAACTTCAAGGCAGTTGATGAAGCGAACCTCGGCAGCGTCAGCCGAGTCGGTGTTTGCCCGTTGCATAAACGGCAGCCAAGAGTTAGAATAAAAGACGAAGAAAGCGTATGATTGGAAGGAGTTGATGAATCGGGTTTGGAGGCATCCATTGACCGCAGCCTCCGCAGGCAAAGCCCCGTCAGCGTCTGCACGTTGGTTGAAGGCAAGCCAAAACGGATTGCCACCGCCAAGCAGTTGGTTTGTTGGATAGCCGTAGCCGTAGCCTATCAGCATTGCTTACAGGAATGTAAATCCGATGACCGAACCGACGCTTGGAGTAACGGCAGTAATCTTACCGCCATTGCGACCGCTGATTACGATGCCAGCAGAAATAGAAGCCCCCGAAAAGTTGTAAGCGGTTAGCAGGTTTTCACTTCCAGTTCCTGTTAAAGTCGTGAAGGTCGCAGCGGTGTTGACTACCAAGAAGTCGTAGTTTTTCCCGGTAACGGTTCCATTGATAAACTCCATCGTACCGCCCTGTCCGAGCATTTGTTGCAATATGGGTGTAGGCATTTTTTAGCGTTTAATTGTAAATGTCTTTTATGTGGGAATTTCACAAACCGAGTGAGAGTAAGGAATCTCAAAGGTCATCGTCGCCTGCCACCCTGCCGTGCGGTCATCCCGGCTCTCTACAAACCTCGTAAGGCTCACGCTGGATGAGAGGGTCCAGTCCTCGCTTGGGTCGTTTGTGAGCGACGATATGAAGTCCTGTGCTACCTGCAGTTGGTCGCTTAGGACCTCATCTTCGTTGTCCTGCCAACCCAGCGTAGGGCTGCCCGAAACCACTCCGCCCATCGGCTTAATGGACTCAACACGGTCAGAAAAGTAAACCCCAACCACCAAGTCCAAAGTCCCAGCGTCAGTACTTGCCGACTGAACATCCGCAAAGACCAAAGGATAGACGATGCGCTCACGGCTTGGGGTTCGCAGGTTGATGGTGTTGTCCGTGCCTACCGCAAGAGGGTCGCCCGTCCCGAAGGAGTTTACTTGCGGGTGGTTGTTGGCAAGGTCCAGCAGGGCTTGCTTGATTTTTATCCATGACATAAGTCTGCAGTTTCAGTATGTTTTTTTTATGCGCTCCCATCGTCAGCAGTCATTACACGCCCCGAATTGTCCGTAAGGGTAGGGGTAGTCAAGGTTGCTGATTCCCATCCTCCTGTTGCGGTCCAAGACCATCCCGGTTCGGTAGTTGGTTGCGTTCGGGTAGATCGTGTCAAGAGCAGATGGAGGCGAGTTCCAAAGCGGATAGGAATTGCGGTTCTCCATCAAGTACCGAGTAATCCGCTCGGAGTACCACTCGGCATCGTTCTTGACCTTATCGGTTAGCCGGGTAATCTCTTCCATGCTCATTTGGGAGGACTCTTCGCTTGTTCTGCGAACCATTCCTTTGTTCATGTATTTAAAGGCCAACACCATGGGCAGTTCGTAGTAGAGCCATTGAATCATTGCGGGTTGGATGTAGTCCTCCAGCAGCGTTTGGTTCAGGGCAGACGTTGAACCGCTGACCACTTGGCTGACGAGTTCCCCATACAACGGAGAGCCAACAATCGGCTGAATCCGCATCTCCTGCACCTTGACAACCGTTGGACGGATTTGCGTGTAGGATACGTTCTCGTTGATGATGCTATTGTCGAGCAGCGTCGATTCGCTTATGAATAGTGCCTTCATGCCTTGCTGATTTTATTGCCTTTACGGATTACCAACTGCTGCTCCCATACGTGCCTGCATTGTGGCCTGTTCACTCCGCTCGGTGTGTGATACCAACCGCCCCTCCTGTTCCAAACCGAGTAGCCCATGATTGCAGAAATCCCATCGATGTCCTCCCTCGTGTAAACCTTGCCCTGCCCGGCTAAGTCAAGCATCACTTTGCAGAACTCACGGCTGGAGCCTTTGTCCTTGTTGCTGAACCCTGTGGCCCATGCGTACTTGTAGCGGACCTCCAAGACTGGCTCTGCTACTTCCTTCACGTTCTTGGGCAGGTTCTGCTCGGCTATCTTGTCCACGGCCCTGCTGATAGGGTAGCGGTCTTTTGTGATTAGGTAAGCGACACGCTTGGCGACCTTTGCCTTGCTGACCCCAAATTCCTTTGCCATTTCTTCAACGCTGGCTTCCCGGTTCTTTTTGCGATACGCTTCAATCTTTAGGTCCAACTCTTTCTCTTCCTCGCCCAGTTCGGCAAAGGCCAAGCGGATGTTTTCGTCAATGTTTGTATCAAACCGCATCGGCTTCGAGTGCATGACATGATAATCGTCTGCATGACATCCGAACTTGCTTGCAACCACTTCCAAGACCTTGAACTCTTCGTCGCCCCATCCGTAGTCCTCGTCGTCTTCTTCGCCCCATTGAGGCTCGCTGAACTCTTGGACCTGCACTCCGAGCATCGTGTCAATCTCTTGGGCTGATAGCCCAAAGCCTGCTGACAACATGGTCCGAGCCATTTCCAACGTGATTTTCTCCTGCATATACTGCCTGACAATACGCATCAGGTTTTGGTACTCACGGCCTGACAACTTCTTGATGTTGTCGTTGCTCTGCAAGGCTTCAACGGCTTGGGGTTGCTCGTCGGGTTGGGG